TGCTGCCAAACGTGGCGTTGCGTCCCGCGATGCTCACAGCGCGATCCTCGCGTGGGCGTTGACCGCCGTCTGCCACACGGGATCCGTAGCCGCCGCGCTACTCAGCGCGTAGGTGACGCTGTACGGCCCCATCGTCTCGCTCTTGACCTCCTCGCTCCCGCGTCCGCGGTAGAGCGTGGCTGCCATCCGCAACACGGCGAGCTTCGCGTCGTCGGGCAGTTCCGCCTGCGTGTCGTAGGTGACGCGAACGAACGCCGGGTCACCAAGACAGCCGAACTTCCCGCCGTCTACCCGCGTGAGGCGCGTCCCGCCCTCCTCCCACACCAACACCGCGGGATCGGTCGGGTCCAGCGTCTCATCGGGGTTGGCGGGGTCGAACCCCAACAGCACCTCGGTCACGTCGTCGATCGGGTAGTCCAGGAAGATCGACGGGGCGCCTGTGCCCGTTAGGGTCTCCTCACGCCCCGTGTCTGCGGCCGCGAATGGCGCGTGGGCACGCCCGCACGCCGCCTCGAACAGCGCCTCGGCCTGATCGAGAATGGCCTGCCGAAGTGTCGCCTCGGCCACGACCGTCCCGCCGAGCCATTCCTCGAACTCGGCCAGCGTCGCCAGGTCCGACACGTTAGGCGCCCCTCTTCTTCTTGCTCACTTTCGGCATTGCCGCGAACTCTGCGGACGGTGCGACCGCCGCCACTTCCACCGGCGCCGCTTCCTCCTCGACCGCGACCACCTGGCCGGTCTTGAGGAACGTTGCCGCAGCCTCCTCGGGGATCTCCGTCTGCGACCACACGGAACCGACGCGGACGACCTGACCGCGCCGGTAGGCCCAATCGAGCGAGGCGATGCCTCTCGTGAATCGAACGGAGGATGTCATATCTGGTTACCGAAAAGGGGAAAGACGACGGGGCAGGGGACACACCATCCCCCACCCCGTCCCGAACCCGTTAGGTCGCGGAGTTCGCGTAGTGCTTGACCGGGTGAGTCCCGGCGTCGAGCAGATCACCGTCATGGCGTGAGAACGCCAGGAAGGCCACCTGGTGGAAGTCCGCATACCGCTCGTCGAGACGCAGGAGCGTCACGTTCCGCACGTCGCGGATTTTGTACTTCGAGAAGTCCCCGAACAGGATCGACTTCGCGTTCGCCGCCATCGCGGCAACCGCCTGGTTGACCGTGAACGGGTGGCCGAGGATGGTGTCCGGCTCCCGCACAGCGATACCCGCGGCCCACAGTGGCCGGTCGTCGCCGTCCTTGAGCTTCTTGATCACCTTGAGCGTCGAGTCCGCAAACATCCACCGAGCCCGCTGGCGGTATTCGGGGTCGACCGAGTGCTGGAGGTCCACCAGATCCTCGTAGATCACAGAGGTCGTCTGGCCGGTCGTGCCGACCTTGCCCTGTGTGGACGCCGTGGCCACACCGTTCGGCTGAGACGAGCCCGTGCCGGTGGTGAAGTGCGTGTTGGTGATGCGACCGATCCGCTCACCGAGCGCCGTGCCGACGATCTCGGGGATGTTGATCGACGAGTCCTGCAGCAACTCGACCGACACCAGCACGAGCTTCGACGTGTACTTGTACGCGTCGAGCACGAGCTGCGAGAACGTCATGGCCTGCTCGGAGACCTGCGTGTTCTCCGCGAGGATCGCGCCCGTGTTGCCGGTGTCGTTGAGCGTGGGCCACGGGAGCTCCTGGCCGCTCTCGGTGCGGATGACGTCCGCGACATCGCGCATACCGCCGAAGCGGAGCAGCGCGACCTCGAGCGCCCGCATCGTCTCGTCGGGCGCCGTGTACCCGCCCTCGCTGTCGGTGCCGACCGACTGCGCGCGGCGTTCCCACTCGCGCACTGACTCGTCGTCCAGCTTGCGGAGCGCGCGGGACGGGAGCTTGATGTCGAGGATCTTGTTGTTGATGTCGACGCCCATCCGGCCAGCCGCGTCCCGCTGCTCGTCGGTCGGCTTCGTGGTGCTGCCGCGCATGAGCCAGCCGCGGAGGATGTCCGCGCGAGACCGCTCGCTGTTCGGGAGTGCACGGCCGTCGCGACGCTCGGCCGAACGCTGCTCCTCCGCGCCGGCACCGGGCTGCTCACGGCCGCCCGCGATCCGGCCGCGGCTCTCGGCCATCTCGGCGTTGATCGTCTCCTGCTTCTCGATCCGCTCGTACTGCCCGCGGATCGACTCCATCTCCTCGTGGTACTTGTCGAACGTCTGGTTTTCCTCGGCTGTCAGGTTCCGCGACTCGGCGTGCGCCTTGTCGAGGACGTCCTGCGCCTGCTTGGCTAGGTTCGCGCGCTGTTCACGCAGCGCCTTGGCGGTGACGAGTGACATTGGTGGTTCTCCTGCGATTAGATGTGACAACGGGCGCCTAACAGGCGCCCGTTGTGGGTGTCATGCTCCGATAGCACCGCGCTCGTGTGGACGTGCGCCGGCTGCTATGTCAGCGGTCGGTCGGCTGGGCGTCTGAACGCACCGCCATCGACCGCCCCGTCGTTCAGTTGTGTGTTACCGATCTATGACTGCACCGCGCGTCGTCGCGCGCCTAACGTGCCATCCGCTGCCTGTGGAATCGGCGCAGCGTCTCCAGCTCCGCGCGCCAGTCCTCGTCGACTTCCTCGCCGTGCTCACTGAGCCACGCGTCGAGCGAACGCACCGCGATCGCCGTATCCGGGTATGCTGGGTACGTCACGGGCGAGACGTCGTTGATCTCCTGGAACGCGTTGATCGTGCGGAGCGGCATCCCGTCCTCGTCACGGCTCCACGCGTCGCCGCCCTTTCGTACCGTGAACCCGAACGACATCCCGTCCACGTCTCCGCGGCGGATCGAGACGAGGAGGTCGCGCGCCCACTGCGTGTCGGGCGGGATGTTGTCGATCGCGAGCCCGCGCTTGTCCTCGCGCACCGTCAGGGTGCCGGATTTCACGCGGCCCAGCACGAAGTTCGGATCGTGGTTCCACAGCGCGCGGATGTCGCTCTGGCCGAGCGCGTCAGCGAATGCGCCGGGCTTGATGATCTCGCGGAACCCGCGTCCGAGGCGAGGCTCAGACAGCACCTCGGACCTCGTGTTGAACATCGCAGCGTAACCCCGGATCGTCGGCCCTGCATCGCCGTCGGCCACCCGGAGTTCCTGCGCGGTAATGAATCGGCGTTCGATCGTCATGCGGCCTTCCGGGGTAGGTTGCTGATGGCTGCGGCTATCGTCGGCGCCGCGTGTCGCGCGAACCTCGGCGCGGCCTCGGCCTCCCACGTCTCGAGGTTCGTTGCGCCGATGATGCCTTTGGAGTCGTTCGCCCACGCCGCTGCTGTCGCCCATCCGTGACCGGTCGCTATCGATCGCGCCGCGGCCGCGTCACAGCCCGCGAACATCGCCGCCGTCTCGATCGCCTCGGTGACGGCCAGCGCCACAACCTCGGACGGTTCGCCGTACGCCGCGTCGACCCACGACGCGAGATCGCCCCGCTTCTCGGCGCGCTTCGCGTGGACGGCTTCGCGTCTGACTATGCGCTCCATCACGTCGGTCAACAGCCGTTCCACCGCCACCGTATGCGCGCGGTCCGCGTCCTGTTGCCCCTCCCCCGCGTCCGGTTGCGTCGGCTCTGCGGCCGGTTGCGGCGCCTGCGGCTCGCCGGCGTTCTCTAGCGTCGTCATGTTGAGCGGGACGAGTCGCACGTCACCGCCCTCAACGGGGTTCATGTTCTCCCGCTCGCGGATGTCGTTCGGTGAGAGGACACCCATGTTGAACAGCGCCGAGTAGAACGACGCCCGCTGCGCCGAGTCGCCGCGGAGCAACCCCTCGACCTGGAACTCCGCGAACGCGTTCCCCTGGTCGCGCTCCGAGAACAGGGACCAGTTCATCACCTGTTCCCACCGGACGAGCCAGGGGCGGATCGTGTGGACGACGAACTCGATCGACTGGTGTTCGATGTTCGAAAACGTCGCGCGCTCCAGGTCCGCGAGCATGTGCGGCGGGACGCGGAAGATGCGGGCGATCTCAGTGGTCTGGAACTTCCGCGTCTCGAGGAATTGGGCCTCGTCGGGCGGGACGCCTAACGCCTGCCACGTCACGCCCTCCTCGAGCACCGCCACCCGCTGCGCGTTCGTCAGGCCGCCGTAGGCGGCCTGCCATCCCTCCTTGAGCCGTTCCTTCGCCTCCTTGCTGAGCCGCGCCGGGTGCGTCAGCACGCCGCCGGGCCGCGTCCCGTTGCCGAAGAACTTGGCGCCGAACTCCTCGGTGGCGAGCGCCAGCCCGATCGCCTGACGCGAGAGCGCGATCGGGGAATAGCCCACGAGCCCGTCGAACCCCATCCCCGGAACGTGCAACACGCGATCCGCCGGCAGTTCCTGCGTCTCCCCGTTGATCTTGGTCTTGAAGATCCGCTCGCCGTTCGGCAGCCGCACGGGCGTCGTCACGTCGGGGCGGAGCGGCCAGAGCGCGAGCACGCGACCCGACTTCGCCGTCTCGATCTCCGCGTAGGCGTTCCCCCAGAGCGACAGGTGCCCCTGTAGCGTCTCGCGGAACGTGAACGACGACATCTCGGGGTTCGGCCGGTCGTGCAGGATCGAGTACAACGGGTGATCCCGCGCGATGTCCTTCCCGCGAGCTCCGCGGCGCCGGAACACCGGGAGCGGGAGCGAGGCGATCGTCTCGGCCAGGATCCGCACGCACGCGTAGACCGCCGTGGACTGCAGCGCCGTGCGCTCGTTCACTGCCACGCCGGCCGCGCTCTGCTTCGCCCCGAACGCGTCGAACAGCCACGCGGCCGGGTTGGCGAGGTTCGTGGACGGGTTCTCCGGCGACGCACGACGCGAGATCTCGGGCGGTGCGCCGCGGGACGGGAAGAGTCTCACAGGACCAGCATCTCATCGGCGTCGTAGACACTCGGCGCGGGAGCGAGCATCGCGCGGTTGAACGCCATCAGGAGAGCGACCACGGGGTCGATCTTGTTCTGCGGGAGTGCCTTGCGCGGGTAAATGTTCTCCTTGGCGT